GCCATTTGTATAACTTGATAATCGCAAAACTTAAATGCTTGTTCGTATTTATCAATACGGACGTCGCCTTGTAAAAATTCAAAGAATGAATGGTCTTTGTCGCCCGGTAATAATGTAAAATAATCTTGTAATTGTCCAACAGTCAATGTTCTAACGTCATAACTTGTTGATCCGGGTTTCCATTGTGTAACTATATCGCCACTTTGGAAATGTTGACTTGATACAATACGAGTTTTTGTTTTATCTATTTCCTCAAACATTGTATTGATTATATCCATTTCCTTTGTTAGTAATTTTCTACTGTCTGCGAAAAAGTCTTGTCCAATATCTATATTAATAATTGCCTCATATGGTAATACGTAACTTTTTAAATAATCGCTTCCGGTACGTTTATTAAATACGTCAATATTAATTTCAACAGGATCATTACTTCCCTTTTTAGACTTTTCAAATGCTCTAAAAAATAAATATGTTTTTCCGTCTTTTATTTCAAATCTACGCTCTAATAAATAGTCAAAGTCTGTTTTTCCGTCTATTTCCTGAACGATACGTCCGGATACAACGTCATCATACTTTTGTTCCAAATCAAATATATCTGTACGTTTTAAACATTCTAAATATATTTTGTTATTATATTTATGTATCCAAATAAAACTTTCTACTTGATACACGGACAATTCTAATGCACTTTTTAATGTTGGCATTAACCAACCAATTTTTAATCCCTCTGTTTGAGTAACCAATTCACTACCAAATATTTGATTAACAATATATGTGGCAATTTTTTTTGCGGACGGAGCGACAACATAGTCATATCTACGCATTACTTCCGGAATGTTAGACTTTCCATTTGTTGCCCCCGGTATAATCACAGTCGCGTCAACTTTTATGTATGGTGCCTCTAAAACGTTAAATGCGGGTTTAATTCTTGCGTTATTGTTCATATGCTCTTACCCCCTTAAAACATTCTATCTCGATATGGACTTTCATATGTTCCGTATCCGTATATTTAAGTAATATAGGTTTTGCAACTATTGTTACACGTCTATTTGTACCAAATAAATGTTTCTTTCCGTGGACTGTAATTATATAGAATTTACCAAATGGCTGTTCACTTTCGGGAACATATAATGTTTTAACTAATTGATCGTTAAAATATAAATTCAATTGCCATTCGTTTTTGTGTGTCAATTTATCAATTATTTTATGAATAAATATTGACATACGTTTCATATAACCACCTCACTTTCTATATGCTAACAGCGTCTTAAATCAAAAAATAAGCATACATTCATTGCGAACATATGCTTACCCGAGTTTGCGACACTCTTAATTGCACTTACTTATTCATTTATATTATATCATATGTAATTATTTTTGTAAACCCCCAAATTTATATGTGCGTAATAACACATAATTGTTTGGATAAACAGCGTAAACCTCTATCATTTTACATTTTGGACAAGGAATTTCAATAATTAATGGCGTCGTAATATCTACACCCATTTTTTTAATATCATTGTAATATGTGTCGATGTCAATATTCATTAAAAAGCGTTTTGTTATCTTACATCTTAATTCCATTATTATTTCCTCCCTTTTTACACAACCGGACAACGTCCCGTGTCTTTCCATTCTGCAATTAGATAACGCGTTGCGTCTATGCTGTGATCGTTTTCTTTTTTATAACAATTCGTTCCCTCTTTTATGGCTTTGACTGTGTCATATTGGTAACTTTCAAATTCCAATTTGCTGTCGTCTTTGCCCGATAATTCGTAACTGCCGTCATTATGAAATATTTTAATACTTGGAACGTCTAATATATAAAAATATTCTTTGTATATTAATGACTGCAAATGTTGTACGCCCTCGTCAACACTACCGGCTCCCTTTGGTGCCTTTGTGTATGGTATATTGTCGGCGTCTAATCTATTACAAAAATGTGTTGCCTCACTATCAATTACATTTGTTGTAATTGGTATATGCGGATATGTTTGTTTTAGATATAGCATAAAACACCTTAATTGGTATGAGTAAAATTCCGTTGTCGGCGTATCGCCCATTATTTTTGGATCGTGGAAATAGCACTGTAAACGTATCAATATCCATTTCTTTTTCAAATTGTGATATCCTAATGCTACCGGTACAAATGTTGTTGGATTTACTGATCCATAGTCGCAACCAATACCAATTTCCCGTATTTGTATGTTATCCAAATTATCCAATATGTTTAAACTATTAAAAACTTTACCCTCCGCAACACACCATTTATTAAATATCTTCTGTTGCCTCAACGACCCCGGAGGGAACATATTAACAACAGCGACCATTTTATCTTTTGTATCCAATACCGGATTATCAAACGGGAAAAACGTATAATGTTTTGCGTCAGGTTTTGCGTCAATGTAATCGAGTTTATAATCGTGATTTTCGTTACCCTCAACGTTGAATGAATGTATTGTCTTTAAATACGGGTGTTTTGCAAAGGAAATTTGACGTCCGGGAAATTCGTTAAAAGGTATTTGCAATTGTTTTTGACTATATATTCTCGCACTTTCGTCGATCCATATAAATATTAACGGCTTACCAAGTATTTTATTAAATGCTAATACGTTATTAAAACCATAGAAATATAACTTGACATTCCATAATTTCAAATACTTTTCTTCTTGCGACGACCATTTTAATGTATAATCGCCTTTTCCTTTTTCACGTTTCTTATATCCCATATCCGTAAGAAAATTCTCTATTACGTCGGCAATATTTCCTTTGACTGTATCAATTGACCACCCTACAATAGCACCATTATATTGCTTTTTCGGGTCGTATTTATGCAATTCTTTGCAATATTCTATAACCCCCAAACAAATATCGTATGTTTTTCCACTTTGCGTTGATCCTAATACGTAAATCTCGTTTACGTCCTGCGATACAATATCATTTTTTAGTTGTAACTGTTTTTTTGACAACGTCAGTTGTAATTGATTTGGCTTCATTTTCTGTTACCACCTTTTTATCGTCGTTACGTTTTTCCTCAATTACAGCGTCATTATATGAATTGTCCGCAATTATTTTTTGCATTTCGGCTTCATTAACATATACGGAATTACTATTTTTTAATAAATATCTATTCCCAATTTTAATGAAATCATTTCGCGTAATTTTTCCCATTGTAATATCCTCCTTAATTATTTAATGAATTTAATTCAAAGCATTGTCCGTTATCGCACCAAATTCCACGACCATTTCCAATGACTTTGTATCCACGTCCGTTATAAAATTTAATTTCGTTCATTATTGGTTTTGTTTTAACGGCAATAAATCCTGCTGGTATTTCTTCCTTTTCATTGGTTAAAACAATTGGACTTATTGGCTTATTATCTAATGACATAGCATTTGCATTTACTTGTTCGGCATTATTAATTAAATTATTTAATTCTCCCTTATTGACATTTTTTGCGAATGTAAGTCCCTTTTCTTTGGCAATTTTTCTTAACTCATTGTACGTTTTGCCGTCTAATTCGTTTTTATTGCCATCAACGTCGTCTTTTTTGTTGTCCACTTCGTTATTAACAATATCAGTTTCCTTATTGTCGTCATTAACAACGTCAGGTATTTGATCTAAATTAATATTTTGTGAAGCGTCTAATGTTATTTTTCCGTTTTTCATATTAACACCACCTTTCCAACGCAAAAAATATATATATAATAACATTACTAATTTAATAATAATGATATTATCAATTATTTATCGGCGTCATACAACGCCTTTTCCAATTCTGTATTATCAACAACTGTGATTTTCATTTCCGGCATTTCATTTGTACCCTCGTCAACTTGTTTGTTTTCGCGTTGCCCCAAATATACTTTACCGAGGAACATTGCCATTGACGGATTTTTCTCGGCGTGTTTCCATTGAATACGTCGCAATGACATTTTGCCACCCTCTTGTCCTTTTTTATAGTGGCGACAAAACTCTTTATCACGTTGCAATGTACGTATATGACAGCCAAAGAATGTTGCTATTTCTTCTTGTGTACACATCATTGTTGCCAACTTTTCAACAGTATCATAATCAATTGGAATTTTAGGGCGTCCCGTTTTTTTAGGTTTTTCCTCTGCCATATACTACACCTCCTTTTATAATTCTTTTTTGATATCGTCTAACAATTCATACCATAATTGGAGGTTGGTTTGATATTTATATGACTTTAAATTGGCTTTTAATTTATCTTTTTTGTTTATTATTTCTTTAATATCTAAATTAGATAAGTCGTGATTTAATATAATTCCGTATTTTTCAATGTTTTTACGTTCGCGTATTGCCGCAAAATCTGTTGTTATTGTCGGTACGCCTAATATATGGCACTCGTCAAGAAATATGCCCCAACTTTCATTTTCACTTAATAATAGTCCATAATCACATTGTGCAATAACATTGTATGGATTTTCTAAAAATCCCGGCGTAATTATATTATACGTTTTTCTTGCCTCATTAACGGCGTCTATTATATCTGGATCACTACCGCCACCAATTAAATACCATATATACGGAATATTTGCCTCGTGAAATTGTTTTATAAATTCAATACCAAGTAATATTCCCTTTTCCTTACTCAAACGAGCACTTGTAACAAATTTAATTGTATTTTTATCGGCATTTATATTTATTGGTACTTTTGATAATCTTTTCACGCGGTTTTCGTCTATTATATTATGAATAACACGGACTTTTGCGTCAGGTATCATTGATAATAACCCACGTTTTGAAACCTCGCTCACGCATACCCAATAATCGATTTTTTTATAATACTCGGGATATAACAACATATTTTCAAATATGACTTGTTGTCCCGGTATATAATGTATCCAGCCAATTGTCTTTTTTGACTTTATTTTTTCAAATACTGTTTTATAGTCAAATATCATTCCGGCAAATATTGTTATGTCATTGTACATTGTATCTATTTCGTCAGTATTAATTAATTTTGATGTTTTGCGTATTCTATCGCACATTCGCTCTTGTGTATAATATTGTTGCCTATGTGCGACAAACATATCTTTATCGTTTAATATTTCTAATAACGACGCCATACTTTGTTCAATGCCACCAAAATATATTAAATCATAATGCCAACATATTTTTGTCATACTATACCACCTTTTTATTAAAATAATCCCCATTCAGCAAACTTTTCAAAGCCTCCAACTGATTCAATATATTGTCTTGCCTCCTCAACTATTTCTTCATAAGGTTTACCATCTATTGTATCATCACCTATTGCACAACATAACTCTACAACTTTTCCTGTTTCTTGTGCTTTCTTAAATGCATAAATATTTACTGATACATCAGCCTTTGATAAGTCTTTTCCATGAAGTCCACCGCCTGTAACACTTTGAGCCATGTCGCTGCCTAGTTTTCTATTAGTTGCTCCACTGTCTACATCAGTTCCACCTGTCCATTCTCCTAATGGATTTATAATAACTTTTCTATCAACAAATATTTCTTCCAAATACTTTTTCAATTTTTCATTACTTGCATTGGATTGACAACATATAAATTTATCATCATCTAATATGTATTTGCCATCAAATGGACACCAAAAATATATTCCTTTTGCAATTTCACTTATTAGTTTCTCATTATCAGTTAATGGAACACCTTTGAATATTCCGTTGTCGCCACATCTTATTTTATCACTTTGGTTTTTTGATAAGTGAACATCTTGTGGAACTACAACTAAATCTAATTCAATATCTCCTGCTATTCTTTTTACTATTGCATCTACTTCTTCATTTGTAAATGTTTCGCTTGTTTCTGCTATTACATGGCATACTCCATGTCCTATTAACACTTCTACTGCTACCTTTGGATTTTCATTTTTCTTATATGCTAGGTCTACTATTGCTCCTGCAATTCTATCAGCCACTTTATCTGGGTGGCTTGGATTTACTTTTTCTATCATAATTAATCTTCCTTTCTTTCTAATAATACTGCTTTTTTGCCAGTAAATTGTTCCCATCTATTTATTATTACATCTATGTACTTTGGATCTAACTCCATGTTGTAAGATATTCTCTTATTTTGCTCACAAGCAATTAATGTTGTTCCACTTCCAGCAAATAAATCTAATACAACATCTTCTTCTTTTGTATTATTTTTAATTTGATAATCAAATAATTTGATAGGTTTCATTGTCGGATGCTTATCATTTCTGCTTGGTCTTTCAAATTCTAAAATCGTTGTTTGTTTCCTATCACTTGCCCATAAATGACCTGCTCCTGATTTCCAACCATATAAGCACGGTTCGTGTTTCCAATGATAATCCTGTCTTCCCATCACCAAACTGTTTTTATTCCAAATTAAGCATTGTCTTACTTTCCAATTATTATCGTAACAAGCACCTCTAAAATTATAACCTTCACTATCTGCGTGCCATATATAAAAAACCGCGCCTGGTTTCATAACTTTATCGGCACATTTAAAAGCGTCAACTAAAAATTGTCTAAAATTATCATCACTAAATTTGTCATTCATAATTTTTAATTTTTCTTTTGTTGCACCTTCGTAATCGACATTATAAGGTGGGTCTGTAATAAATAAATCAACTTTTGTTTCTCCCATAAGTTTTTCAACATCTTCTAACTTTGTCGAATCACCGCACATTAAATAATGTGTTCCCAATTTATATATTTGCCCATATTTAGATTTTGGTTCTTCAGGAATTTCTAACTCAAAATCATCTTCCACAACTTCTTTTGTTCCTAATATATCGTCTAATTCGTCAACATTAAATAATATCCCGTCTAATTCGTCGGGCGTCAATTCTTTTCGTGGGTTATAGTCTGCCGGTAATAACTCATTTATATTATATTGTTTCATTATCATATAACATTCCTCCTTTACTTATCCAAGTCAAATCTTTTACAGTGGCTCAATGTTCATAACTAAATAATCGGTTTTATCCTTTACTGCCATATGATTAATTTGTCGTATATGATTAATATTATCGTTTTTTAATATCACCATTATTTGCATTTGATCCAATACCGCTTTCAACGACTTATTATCTAAATCACTGCCAATATTGGTAACGTGCCATACGCAATTAATTTTTATTGGATATTTTGTAATTGGTGGGACATTACGTAAAAATAATTTTATTATTGCCATTTCACGTTTTTTTTGAGTATTCGCACCATACTTATTATTACGACAATGTTTAATCGTATCGTTCCAATTATCTAATTTATAGTTTATTATTATTTGCATAAATCAAGAAAAACATAAATTAATATGTTTAACTTTCAATATCGTCAATTGTGGCACGGAATAGTTTAAATCCTGC